GGTGAGCCACCGCCAGTTGATCTCGACGACATCCCCCTGGTCGTGATCGACCGGGGTCGTGTCGTCGACACCGCGCATCACCGTGACGGTGCGGGCAGCCTCGTCACGGTCAACCACATACAGGATCTCGGAACAGAGGCCCAGGTAGTCGCCGACCTGCAGGCCGGTGATCGCGTTGGTGAACTGCAGGGTCGTGTCGCTGGCTGAGACCGGCTGGGCGAGCACGTTGAAACGCTCACGTTTGGAGCCCCGCAGCATCCGGCGGGCACGGGCAACGACCTGACCGGCGGTAGTCACGAGTGGTAGACGGCCCCCTCGACGGAGCCACTGTCGACATCGACGTACAGGCCGCCGTGGCAGGCGACCGGGCACCCGAGCGAGACGTTGCTGGACTCGTCCGCGCCGAGCGTCACGACGGCAACAACCGGGCCGTTGCTGGCGCCGCTACGCAAGTAGACCTTCGCGTCACCACCGCCGGTTTCGGCGATCGACCAGCCGTGCAGCTTCGGGACGGTGTTGGCCCCGGCCGGCTGGGCGTGGATCACCTGGTCGGAGCCGGTCAGCTCAGTGGCGATGGCTGCCATGTGGCCTCCTAGAAACGAGCGAGGATGAAACCAGCGATCTCGGCCGGGTCGACGAGCGCCTTGTTGAAGTCGTGTCCGATCGCCCCGACCGGGACCACCTCGACCTTGGTGTGTTCGGCGTAGATCTGCTGGTCACGGAGCGGTACGAGAACGTCGTCCTCGGACACATAGAACCGGACCCGGTCACTGTAGGGGGCGACCTTGTCCATGTTCAGCCACGGGTCGTGGGCGGCCTTGTTGGCCTCCCAGCCGCCGAGGGTGTCGAAAGCCATGTCGATCAGACTCTGAACGTAGGTGTTGCTCTGATAGAGGGAGTCGACGTTCACCGGTGACAGTTGGGTGACGACCGCACGTGTGACCTCGGGGTTGCGCCACAGGAAGTTCAGGGCGAGCACCCCACCCTCGCTGTCGCCGATGATCCCCACCCGGCTCGTGTCGGCCCGGTACTGCTGGCCGAGCCAGGTGATCGCCTGGCTCATCCGGGTCCGGCCAGGCTCGTTACCCCACGAGGAGCCGCCGTCGTCGGGGTCCGAGAAGGTGCCGACACACACGACACAGCCCGCGTCGGCGAGCCGGCGCAGCACATGCCAGCGGCGCTGGCTGAACTCGGGCGAGTAGCCCCAGGCGGTGGTGGCAGCCCCCGGGCAGACGAGCACGATCGGCCCGCCAGCCACGTAACGGGTCGAAACCATCACCATCGTTTCCTCGTCGGCCGCGTAAGAACCGACCGTGTAGACGCGGGTGACACCCTTGACGACACGGAACGTCATCGCAGCTCGGCCGCGACCACGAGGTCGGACACCGTGACCTCGCCGGGGTTCAGGCTGTAGGCGTAGACCTGGTAGAGCCCACCCGAGTGTGGCGGCAGATACGCCCACAGCTTCACCGGCGCGCCCAGACCAGCCAGGCCCGCGTACTTCCAGTCCGCGTCGATGTATCCGCTCGGGCCAACACCCGTGGAGGCGAGAAGCAAACCAGGGAAAGCCGAGGCCTCGGAGTGCCAGACTTCCGCCTTGGCGGAGATGTAGACCGTCTGGTCGACGTCAGGGACCTCGACGACAGCGCCGTCGATCGGGGCGGCGGTGAGCGGTTCCACCTCGTAAGGGCCGTGGTCGCCGGGGAGGCTCACCAGATCGATGATGGAACCCGTGCCGACCCGCTCACCGTATGTGGTGTAGAGCTTTCCGTCCTCGTCGAGGAAGACATCCTTGGCCATGTGGGACCTCCTGTCCGGGCCGAGGCCGGGGTGAGGCGGGAGGCGGACCTCACCCCGGCCGGCCGTGACGCCGCCGGTGGATCAGGTCAGGGCGGTGAACCGGCCCGCCCAGCGCTCGGCCTCGAACTTGAGCGTCTTCTCCCCGACGATCATGCCCTTCACGCTGTCGCCGGTGTCGCCCAGCATCTTGAACTGGAAGGGCCGCAGCGTCTTGATGACCGCCTGCTCCCGGCTGAACAGGATCAGGTCGGTGGGCCGCATCCAACGGTGCAGGACGAAGTCGACCCGGCCGAAGTCGGTGTCGAAGAAGTCGACGACCTGGCCGCGGCCGGCGTCCAGACGCCCGAGGCGGATGTCGCTCGAGTCGAACGCTGACACGACCCGCTTCTGCTTGGAGCCGAGCAGCGCCTTGTCGGGGCTGCCACCCAGCGACCAGCACCGCTCCATCATGTCGAGGAGACGGGTGTCGGTCAGCGGCCCGGACGTCGAGTCGACGTTGGTGGTGATGTAGTAGGTCATGCCGCCCATCTGGCGCCACTTGTTGGCCGGGTCCTCGAAGCGGGTGCCGTAGATGAGCGACTGCTCCAGCTTGATCGCCTCCTCCTTCATGCGGAGGGCGGCCTGGTAGTCGAACTCGGTGGTGGCCAGACCGTACTTGCGGATCGCCTGCTCGGTGCCCGAGACGGTCACCGCGGTCGGCCCGAAGATCGAGGTGACGTTCCACCGGTTCGTACGGTCCTGGCTGCGAGCCTGACCGGGGTCCGAACCCTCGGGCAGCGCCGCACCCAGGTTGGTGATGAGAGCACCGTTGGCGTGCGAGGTGGCCGCGGTGCCGAACACGCCACGGGTGACGGTGAGCTGATCCGCGCCACCGCCGTAGGCGGTGACCCGCATCTTCTCGTTGTCGATCTGAATGATGTCGCCGACAGCGAAGCGGAGCTGTTCACCGGCAGCGACCGTGATCGTCGTGGCCGAGCCGTCCGCGATCGCGGCGCCCAGCGTCGACTGGGGGGTGAGCAGGGTGTCGTCCTGCCACTCGATCTTCTTCTCGAAGCAGGTGTCGGTGGCCAGGACGGTCCGGTTGTCGCTGCCGACACCGCTCTGCAGCGGCACCTCCGACGGCGACAGCATCCGGATCAGCGGGTCGATGTCGACGATGACACCGACCGTCAGGTCGTAGGTCGAGATCGTGCCCAGGGGCATCGGTTACCGCTCCTTGCTGGTGCTGACGGTGACCCGGTCACGGGGCTGGTCGACCGTGACGCCGGCACGGGCGGCCTCGGCTCGTGCCCGGATCTCCCTTTGGACTGCGGAGGCTGGCTCTCGCAGGCCGATGACGCTGCCGTCGGGCCGGTGGATCGGCGTGCCGTCCGCCCACCGGTAGATACCCCGCGCGTAGGAGTCGGGCTCACGCTTGGGGCGGTTCTCCGGGTGGAGACGGTTCGGCATCGAGTACGGGTTGAACTGGATGGTGCGGACCTTGCACCCGAAGCACACGTCGGGGCCCCGGTCGCAGTGCTCAGCCGTCATCCGCTCAACCCCTGCCGTCGGCCGAGGATGACCCGCTCGTCGCCACGGTTGGCGGCGTTGGCGACCAGGTTGAAGGCGGCGCCGAACGCCTCCTTCCACTGGGCGCCGTCCTGCATGGCACGCTCGAAGACCTTCTGCGCTTCCTCGTAGGGGTCGCCGGGCGGGGCCTGGTCCGGCGGGGCGGCTTGGGCGAGCTGGCGCCGCTCCCGGGTCAGGTCGGCCTCGCCGTCCTCGAGGGGCGTGTCCTCCGGCTCCGCCTCGGCCTTCTTGGCCGGGGTCTGGTCGCCGCCGAGCACACCGAAGGCTTCGGCCTGGGCGCGGATGGCCTCGGGGTCGGGGTCGCCCTTGTAGCCCTCGATGAAGAAACGGACCTTGGGGTCCTCGGAGCCCAGGTCGATCCCGGCCCGCGCGAAAGCGAGCTCTCGCTGCAGCCGGTCACGCTCGGCCTTGAGCTGCTCGGCCTCCTTGGCTCGCTGCTCCATCTCGCGCACCTTCGAGCGCTCGATCCGCACGTGGTAGTCCTCGCGCTGCTGCACGGGCTCCTGCGGATCGTGCGGGTCGGTGTAGTCGTCCTCGGTTTCGTAACCGGTCTCGGGCATGCCTCTCGGCCTTCCTGTTGAGCCAGCGGGTCTGCGCGTGCCGACAGGGACGGCACACGGTGGCGGGATGTGCGAGGCGTCGATCCCGGGGTCCCAACCCGGGGCCTCCTGCACCGGTGTGGAGCGATCCGCCGCCCCGGTGGCAGGCGGGCGGACGGAGGTGGCCCTTGCGAGCTCACACCTCGTGTCGCGGCCCAACGAGCTCACACGACGTGGTCAGCATACCCCTACCGGGTGTCCGTTTCGAGACTCAGCGCGCACCCACTGTGGACACGCCGTGTGTGCCACATAGGGCATCAGTCGGCCGCGCCGAGCCCCCGGGCGCCGGTCTGCGGCGAGCCCTGCACCCCGCCGCCGCCGGAGAACGCCGCGGCACGCCGCTGGCGGCGCTGCTCGATGACCTGCATCGCCTCCCCGGCTCCCTCGAGGCCGAAGACGGCCCGCACGCCCTCCTCCTCGGCACGCAGGTCCTGCTCGTCCCGCTCCCCCACCGTCTCCTCGAAGATGGGCCGGATCTGCGCCAGGTTGGCGAAACGATCCTGGGCCGAACCGAAGTCGAAACCGGCCTCGGCGATCTCGACCGCCCGGTCGCGCCGGAGCGTGAAACCGAACTGGAAGCCCGCGCCCGCGGCCTCGGCCGCCCGGACCTGGGTGCGCAGCGCGGGCAGGGCGCGGTCGGGGTCAAGGAACACGGCCGCCAGCGCAGCGTCCGCGGAGGGGCCGAAGAACGAGGTGAAGGCTTCGCGCACGGCCCGGGGGGCGGTGGCCACCCGCTCGAAGCCCTCCTGCACCCGCTCGGCAAGCTCCTGC